TTGCTCTGCTGAATGCAGAAAAATTTTTACTAATAAGAAATTATTAGATAAATATCACACTAATAAAAAAAACAAATTTAAAAAAAGAGTTTGTGCAACAAATAATTGCACAACTATTCTTTCTATTTACAACAAAGAAAAAATATGTGAAAAATGTAAAATAGAAAGATACATAGCTCGTTTGGCATCTTGGGGCTGGGATGAAAAAAAGCTGAGAGAAGAATTCTAATGTCTATCTCTTCTCTTATCTCGCAGATAAAAGACACAAGAATAATTGCTGTCGATCCTGCTTCTCATTCCCTAGCATGGTGTATTTTAGATATATCTAAAAAAAGCATAAAGATTGTTGACTATGGAAAAATTCATTTTACGAATGCTCCAGAAATGTCAAATAAATTTGATATTATCAAAAAAGAGATGCCTGAAATTTGTAATAAATATAGCCCAAACCATGCTGTGATTGAACAATCTGTTTATATTCAAAACTTTCAAGCTAGCAGGATATTGTCTTATATAATAGGATTTACTTGGGGTGAGTTAGATGATTTCTGTGAGACAGTGCAGGACGTTAATCCTCTGAAATGGAAATCCGGCATAGGCTATAAAAATGTTACAAAGCCAGAGATAGAGAAAATCAAAAAAGAATTTGGTGAAAAAGGTATACAGAAGCGACTTGTGGATGAAAGAAAAAATAGAGTAAAGAAAATCTTAACTTTTTATTTTAAAGATCTTCAAGTAACTGATTTAGATTCAGACATTAGTGACGCAATAGGTATAGGTCTATGGTATGCTATTACTAATGGGTATGGAGCCTTACAAAGATAAACAATTTCTGTATGAGATGTACGTCAAACGACGTATGAATCTTACTGACATATGTAAGCACCTACAGCAGTCTTATGGCATCAGCGTGACACCGCAGGCTTTATATAACTGGGTCAAGAAATACGATCTTCTTAAATATAGAGGTAAAGGTCGTAACTTGAAGAACACTGCCATGAGAAAACCTAAATCACCAATGCAAGAAATGGTAGAAAGAAAAAGAAGAGAAATGCGAAAGATAAATCAATTAAAAAAGAAAGGTCGTAAGAAGTGAGAAGGTCTGTTTCACTTAAAGATATTTCAACGTTCGCTCAGCTTGATATGGTCTACAATCAAGTAAGAGTTATTGAGGCCAGACAGAATGAGACTCAGTATAAGTGTCTAGGCTCTGGAGAGTGTTGCAAGATTGGTTTGGTTTTACCAATGCTTGAGTGCGCTAATATTGCATTTAATTTACGTCAAGAGTATTATCTTCATCTAGAAAACAAAGGTCAGGAATATGCTGATCAATGGATGGAGTCTGTCGTAAATGATCTAAAAGAAGCATTGAAAGATGAAAGCTGGATACCCGGTGGGGATACTGAGCGTCATTGTGCTTTCTACAAAGGCGGTTGTACGATTTATAGGTTTAGACCATTGGTGTGTAGATCGTTTGGCACAATTAGTACCGTGAATGATTTCTGTCCACGAATTCGGAATGAAAATGGAAGCATTGATTACTATGGCGGGCCTCCTGTGCAAAGAGTTATTAAAGACTATCAAAATTTGATCAAGCAGTATGCAGAAGAAAATAGTGAGAATGATTTAACTGTATACATGCCTCTTGGTGTTCTTAGTTTTCTTTTGCCTGTTGAGGAACTAAAGCAATTGAAGGATACTACTGATCCTAAGTTTTGGAATGCAATTATGGGCTGGTTTAACTATCGTGTTCACTTCACAAAAGAACATGGGTATAGCTTGGATGAGTTAAAAGAAGAAGCAGCAAAAGCTGGTGTTGATTTAGCTTTTAAAACTGACTAATAATTTTTATAATAACCATTGATATCCAAATTTGATCTAAAAATTTGTGATATGATTCCATCACACCGAAAGGAAAAATGTGATTAACTTAACAAAAGTAGAAGAAGCCATGACTGTTTTTGCTAAGTCAGGCGATTTTATTATTTACAAGGTAGAAGATGAAAAAGACCATAACTTGGTATTGCCCGATTCAACTGAGGAATGATGGTTATGGCTATGCATTCTTGAATTTATTTTCAAGAGTGGATAGGAATGCATTTGAAGTCCTTAACTCCAAGGATGCAGCAGATTCCGGTGCGGGGCCTCAAGTTTCTGGTGTTCACATCTCTCTTGAAGATGGAATGATCCTTAGTGATGAGACATTTATATATCTTCCAGACTCAGCTTGGTCTACATCAGATATACTCATAAATAACTGTTTGCCTGATTTCTATAGGCAAATGGGTAAATATAAAATTGGCTTTACTTATTGGGAAACAGAATCAGTTCCCAGCGGTTGGGTCAATTATATGCTTGAAATGGATGAAATATGGACTACATCCGAATGGTGTGGTCGTGTATTTAGAGAATCTACAGGGCATAAAAATGTTCAAACTTTTAAGCTTGGTATAGATCCTATCTTCAATAAATATGAAGATACTCCATCTGGCCCATTTACATTTATGCATATGGGCAGTCCATCGACTAGAAAAAATACTCAGATGGCTGTCGATGCTTTCCTTAAGCTATTTGCGGGCGACAGCAATTATCATTTGATTATAAAATCAATTGGCGCTCCTGATGCAAGGCTCAAGAGTGAAGATGGTGAGATTCTAGGTTCAATATATAATCATCCTCAGATAACTGTTATTGATAGAATTGTAAATGAAAAATATTTGAGTAGACTCTATGAAAAAGCGCATTGTTTCATATACCCCACAAGCGGAGAGGGGTGGGGAATGATGCCATTTCAAAGTATTGCTAAGGGTATTCCAACAATCTGCACCAACTACTCTGCTTGTGAAGAATACGCACATCTATCAATACCATTAGATTACAAGCTTGGTGATACAGATCGTGTCGGTATATATGCTAATACACAGTGGGCTTTGCCAAACTTTGATGATCTATGTGATAAAATGTTATATGTAGTTTCTAATTATCATAAAGAGAAAAACAGAGCACTTGAAGGTTCTGATTATATCCATAACAATTTGAGTTGGGATAGTGTGGTAAAAGATTACAATAACAGATTATGTCAAATATAGAATCATTTAAAGAAAAATCTATTTTAGATCAATTGAAAGATATTGAAGATGCTGGCGTTCTTCATGTTAAGGGATACTCTTATCATGAGATCGCCAGTTTGCTTTCTATAAATACAAATAAAGCAAAAGAATATATTGAACAATACAAGATTATATTGCAGCGTCAAGCTGATGACGATCCTTATTTTCTTGAAAAGATACAGTTTAATACCATTAAGGCTTTGCAAGAGTTTGATCAAATTAGTAAAGAGGCTTGGGAAACAGTTTCTATTGCGACAGATCACGGAATGATTGCTGCCAGAATTCAAGCTCTTAAATTAGCATCGGATATTGCTTCTAAAAAGGCCCAGCTTCACAAGCTTATTGGTTCGTCTACATCTACAGATAATGACTATATTGCACGAATGCAAAAAGCAGAGAATGTTAATCAAATTCTTTCTAAAATATTAAGAGATGTTATAGCTAAACATCCATCTATTGCGGAAGAAGTTAGAAGAGAACTCGCTGTTGCATTTGAAATAATGAAAGATCCTGATGAAGATATTCAGGATGCAGAAGTTATTGAGTAGCTTTGACAGTCACTTTCGCATACGCCGATAAAGTTTTGATTTTTAAAGGAGAAATAGCATGTCTGATTTTTTAGGAATGAACCTTGAGTTTTCTGATTTCGATAGGCTTTTGAAACAAGACGAGCTTAGCACGGAACCAGTGCCAATTGAGGTTTTTGTTCAAGATAAAAAATATCTTGGCCTCCCCGCTCTTTCTGAAATTCAGCTTGAAATTGTTAGACATAGCACTCAAATATTCAAGAAACATACTCTCCAAAAGTTGATGGGAGAAGAAGCTGGAGAAGAATACTACAAGAACTACACCGATAATGAGGTCATATGCATGCTTGGGAAAGGCAGCGGCAAAGACCACTGTGCGAGAATATCTATCGCTTATACTTCTTATCTTCTTCATTGCTTGAGAGATCCTCTTGGGTATTATGGGAAAGCTACAGGTGTGTATATTGACCTACTTAACCTAGCGGTAAACGCTCAACAGGCTCAGCGAGTATTCTTTGAACCACTTAAGAACTTACTTCTGTCGTCACCATTCTTCAATGAGGTAGGATTTGAACCTAGGGTTTCAGAGATATTCTTCTTCTCAAGGCCAGTTAGATGCTTCTCAGGTCACTCCGAAAGTGAAGGATGGGAAGGTTATGAAGTTATGACTGTGATCCTAGACGAGATCTCTGCATTCAAAACAGACGCTGAATTAAAGGGGGAAACAAGATCCAAAGGGTCAGCCTCCGCAATCTATAACATGAGTAAGTTATCTGTCATGTCTAGATTCCCAGAAGTTGGAAAGGTTATTCTTCTTTCATTCCCAAGATATAAGGGTGACTTCATTCAGCAGAGATTTAACTCTGCTGTTGAGAAGAATGAGCCTAAGACTTGGTACAAGAAAGCATCAACTTGGGAAGTTAATCCCACAATCAAGCGTGAAGATCTAGAATCGGAGTTTATTAGAAATCCAATAGAAGCCAGAGCGAGATTCATGTGTGAACCGCCCAACATGGAAGACGCTTTCTTTAGAGATCCTGATCTTGTAAGAAAGGCTTTCAATCACCATGATGATCCAATAGACGAGGAAGATGGAAGCTTCAAGCCTTGGTTCAACGGTAGTGATGGCAAGGTTCGTTTCATACACGTTGACTTAGGTTTAAAACGAGACAGAGCAGCATTGGCACTAGTTCATAGTGCCGGTTTCAAAGAAATAATGACAAGTGTTGGAGTCGAAAGACTCCCTGTAGTAAACGTGGATCTTGTCTATTCTTGGGAGGCCGGAAATGGTGCAGAGATTAACTTCTCATCAGTAAGGCAAATGATCGTAGATCTATGTAGGAAGTTCGACGTAGGCTTAGTTACATTCGACCGCTGGCAATCGGTAGAGATGGTGCAATCTCTAAAAGCTCAGGGCATTAATGCAGATTTTCACTCAGTAAAAAAGAGTGCCTATGACACACTTATGACTTCAATTTATGACGGAAGACTTCGTGGATATTGGAACGAGATTCTTGTCGAAGAAGAGTTGCTGAAATTGAGGCTGTTTGGTAATAACAAAATAGATCACCCCGCATCTGGCTCAAAAGACTTGGCTGATGCAGTAGCTGGTGCTGTTTTTAATTGTGTTCAAAATATAGCTATAGATAATGAAATAGATATAGAAATTCTTGGGTTTGACAAAGAGTGGGAAATTCAGGAAGAATTGGAAGATTTTGGCACTGTGCGTGTTTATTCAAGCGATTTAGGTCAGTTTGTTGATGGGTACAGCAGCAAGGATATTGACACCGTAAAAAACGAAAAATGGCTGGATTCTTTGTAACAAATTTTGTGACCATCCTCGTCGTGATTGTGTCGATCCTTAAACTTTTTTTTGACGGAAAAAAGATTTTTAATTTTTTCCCGACATGGCCCGTTCGGATACGCTAGATTGTCGTTCATCAGATCAGGGAGCAGAAAGTCTCCCCTCAACAACAAGGAACAAAGATGATCAACCTCAACAAAGTAGACAACTTTCCTGAACTGACTCGTTCGGGTCGGGTTAGTGGTGAACTTCAACTCATCATTGATGCACTAGTTGATTCAGCCAACAATGGCTCTCGCTTTTGCCTAGATGGTGTGGAAAAGGGTAAGGCTTACAACTCTATCCAGCAGCGTATTCGTGCTCAGGCTAAGAAGCTTAACTTCAAAGTAATCATCCGCTTCGATGCTGATGCTGGCAAGCTTTACTTTAAGGCAAGCCGTGCAAATGGTCAGGAAAAGTTTGAAGTTCAGCCAATGATTGAAGATGCGCCCATGCAGGTAGAACAAGAAGTTGTAACTACTTCAGACGCTAAGATCAAGACTGCTACTGTTAAGGCAAAAGCAGCTAAGTAATTCTTAAACAAATTAATTTCAAAAAGGGCCGTGGATTCGATCCACGGCCCTTTTTGCTGTATAATCATAGGTATGTTGAATTTTGAAACAAAGCAAATTGAAATAACTACAGAACAAATCGCTGAATGGTATCCACTTATTGCATTGCCATGCTATGACAGACAAGTTACTGAACCATTTTTTATGTCTATGGTAAAGGCATGTATGGGCTTCAAAGAATTTGGGCTTAAGTTTGGTGTAAGCACTATATCCGATTCTCTAATCTCTAGAGCAAGAAATCAGCTTGTTGCCAAGTTTATGGCAAATGAAGTTTTTACTCATATTCTTTTTATTGATGTGGATCTAGCGTTTAACTATGAAGATATCATCAAGATGCTCTGGCATGATAAGGATATAATGACAGGTGCTTATCCAATTAAAGATATTAACTGGAATAAAGTTTCAAATGATGTAAAGCAAGGAATTTCTAGTGAGGAACTCTCAAAGAGGAGCACTAGATTCGTTGTAAACGTCGTTCAAGATGCGAAAAACAATGTGAAGATGGACAACGGTGCTCTGGCGATTCACGATGCCGGAACTGGGTTTATGATGATTAAACGGAATGTCTTTGAAAGAATGTTTGCAGAGTATCCAGAACTTAAGTATAACGATGATACTGGCGGTCTTGTTGGCAAGGAAAGAGATTGCTCTTACGCATTATTCAATAGCTACGTTGATCATGATGATCACTCTAGATTTTTATCTGAAGATTATGGATTTGGTAGATACTGGCAAAAGATGGGTGGAGAAGTTTGGGTCGATCCATCAATTGAGCTAATGCATCTTGGAAGATTTGAGTATCGTGGTAACATGTTACAATGGCTTGCGGAAAATGCAGTCATTACTGAAGTCAATTAATTTAAAATCAACTTCGGATTTTGGTTTGTATCAAAAAATCTATCTTATAAAAAAAATATATACTAAATTTATAAGAAAAAAGATAATGAAATGCCGGTCGTCTAACGTTAGACCCCTATGGGCGGTCTAACGTTAGACGCATTCTCCACCGATTTTCCCCCGATTCCCACAATATTCTCTCAATAAGCTGCGGAAGTAGTCTCCTCAATTTCCCTCCTGTAGACTGTGCATTGTGAACGAGATGCCCACGACAAATCGCAAGGAATTGCCTCGCAGAATTGCGGAGGCAATTATTGCATTTATGACTGCATTTGTGTTTGCGCAATTCGTTGTATATTCGGTAGCATTTATCAGCGAGGGGAATACGAAATGAAAACGATGCAAGATCGTTGCAAGGAATTGATCGGGAGTAGCCTCGTAGTTCGTGATAAGAATTACGGTGTGATTGAGGATTTCTTTGTCATTAGTGACAACTATGACATTCGTTGCATCTTGGTTACTGACAATGGTGCCAATGTGGATGCAGGTTCGTATTTCCGTTATCTTGCAACTACTCGTACTGTTGTGCATTACCCTGACGGTGCAGATTACGCTGCACGTTTGCGTTTGCCTGTTTCTCACGCTAAGTCGGGTATCAAATACATTCCTACTAAGAATCTCAGCAACATTGCTCATGTGAATTACAAGGGCGAAAACAAGCGGGGTGGTAACTGATGAGTGAAATGAAGTATGAAGTCATTGATGCTTCTAGCATTTCTGTTCCTGTTCGTCGTAGGAAGAAGAAGAATGTTACTGTTTCTGATCCTATGATTGCTGCTGTTCGTTTGCAACAGCAGAATGAGGATGGATATTGGAAGCGCGAGAGTCGTGAATTGCTCGCTCTCAGCCGAATCAATAAGCGTAGGCAGATCATCAAGAATGGTTTTTACAATGAGGATTTAGATCCCTATGCTCATCTTGTTGACCCTCGTCATGAGTACGAAATTGAGATGGAAAGTGTTTTCCATTGCGACTCTGTTGACGAAAAGATCGAAGATGTAGTCGAAAACTTTCTGGAAGAATTTGAGTCTGCTTTCTACGAGGCCAATTCTCTTGATGAAGATTCGCCTTTCGATGAGATCGAAAACTGTCTTGATAAGATCTATAAGCTTCGTGTAATCGTTGATGATTTGCTTGTGACTCACAAGGAAGATTTGAGATTGCAAGATGCTCGGGAAGATCTGCTGGATACATACCGTTATATCGGAACTCTTTAGTCAGACAGAAAGGATCGTCATGAACTGTAAATACTGCGATTCTCAAATCATGCAAGAAAGATTTGAGGCAGGTTACGATTACTGTCTAGAAGATGAATGCCAAAAGATTGGACTAGACGCATCGGAAAGGGAGTTTCGTAAGCAATACACTCCTGCTTTGCTTCACAAGTGCAATTATTTTTGGGTGAAGAAAGACGAGTTGGCAACTCTAAATGTTCGTAATGACATTGTTGTAGGATACGGAGACTGAAATGAATGATGTTGTTGTTATTGACACCCCAGAGGGAATCTTTCACTATCGACTTTGTGCAACTATTGCCGCATTGAAGATCGAAGTGAATACCGGAATGAAAATGTCTAGGGGAGTGAATGTCCTCAAGTTTGCTAGAGAAACTTATGGCATTACTGCTAAGACAAAGGCAAAGGGTTTGGAACAATTGTTGGATTACTACCTGCGGAGGTATGGTCGTTCCTATGGATCAAAGTAAGCAAGTTTCAAATGTTATTCCTCTTTTCGGTAGGAAGAATAACAATCAGCAGAATCTTGAAAACAAGAGCAATGAATTTAGTGCTGAGCTAAATCCAATTGTTGCTTGTGATTCTTGCGGTAAGCATTGTGACGCTATTTGGTATGGGAATTACGAAGAGTATTCCATCCAAAACGGAATGCAAGTTTCCATTACTGGCGGTTACGCTGAATTCTTTGATGACATTGATAACCCTCTTTGGGAATTGAATGTGTGTCATGATTGCTCTCTTGCAATGTTCAGATTTTTTGTTGCTTCAAACAAGTATGCATTTTTGAAGCATAACTATCAGGATTCTGCTCATTGCTCAATGTCAGATAAGCCCTGCTGTGAGTTCTCATTCCCTTTGAATGGAGAAAACGTTGAACAGTAAGATTCAAGATATTGCCAGCATTGTGTTGGTTTTGTGGGTAACACTTGCTCCCGGTGTTTTCTATCTTTATGGTAGAAAGTATGGAATTCAAGAAGAACGAGAAAGGATTGCACGTTTTGCAAAAAATAGTTCGTTTTACGACACCTACTGAGAAAGTGTATTTCGATCTTGTTACTGGGTATATGCTCCGTGAGGGCAATGCATTGATGGTCGAAATTACAGAAGAAGAATACAAAGTTCTAGTTGAACTAGAGAATCCTCTTGATAGAATCGACTTTGCTGTTGATATTGCTATGTTGAGGAATGAACAAATCAATATTCAAGTAAACAATGATCTTCCAGAGTTTGGAGCATAAATGAATACAGCAATTATCAATAGACTAGCTGATCTGATCGAATCAGCACCACCTGAAAGATTCAACCTTACTGGTTGGTATTCCAGAGTCGTTTATGATGAAAAATTGGATGGCGGATTGGATTACATTTATTACGCCGGTTATGAGTTGATTGATATGTCTGATTGCGGAACTGCTGCTTGTGTTGCAGGATGGGCAGTTGCAATGATGCATGGAAGTCTTACTAGTAACAGTAATGGAAAGTTTTATACTTTGGATTCCATTTGTCATCAAAGAGGAAATATGCCAACTTTGGCTGCTGATATTCTTGGCCTTAGCCCCTACGAAGCTGATAGGCTTTTCTATTTCGGGGGAGATTCTATTTGGCATGAACTTGCAAAGGACTCTGATGAGTGGGGAATTACTTTTCTTGGGAACACATCATATGAACATAGATTTTGTGATCCCGATGGTTGCAATTGCTGTGATGAGCGTTCGATAGACGAAAGAAGTGTTTCAAACAAAACAGCAGCGGAAGTTCTTAGGCGTATCGCTAAAGGAGAAATTGTACTGTGACTAAGGAATACATTTGTGCAGAATGTGGTCATTACTTCTCAGAGAAGCCTGATGAAGAATTTTGCAACGTCTGTTTCAGCGATTCAGTTGTAAGCGCCGATTACGCAGAGCAATTGATTCCGTCTTGGGATGAGGAAGAATATGAATGATGAAACAAGCACCCTCAAGTTTCATGAAAGATACGGTTTTGTATCTCGGCATCAACTTGATATATACAAAAAGTTTAGCATCACAACCGCTGAACATGATTTACTTGTAATGAAATTTGGTGAAGTAAATCGCAGTGAAATTATAGAGTATCTAATTAGTAAAAATGGCAAAGTTAACGTAACTGATTGGTGGTAAAAATGAAACTGGATTACATTGAGATTGCCCCTGCGCCTGTGGAAGAAGATTGCGCTCAGGTTGGCGAGCCTAATTTTCGTGAAAAGGCTGGCAAGGAAATGGATGCCTTTATCAATCAACTCTATCGAGAATTTCCTTTGGCTGAAGATAAGTCTGTTTCTTTTCGTAAGAAATGGTTTCCTCATGACTTTGGAAGTTATGGATATGTAGTAGCATACTATGATGAAGATTCTTCTGAATCTTATGAGTATGCTATTAGTGTTGAGAATAACACCCCAATGCATTGGGATGACGAAGCACTGCAAGAACTGGAACAATAAGGAGATACAATGGAATTCTGTGGAGAAATCCAATACATGGGTGAATACTATGACGCTGGAACCAAAAAGATGGAGATCGGTGGTATTCACTCAGATATCTGTCACCATTCGGGTGGCGATTTGGATGAGGAATACAGGCAGTTCCTCCACAACTGTTTGGATGAATGGCTGGACAAAGGCAACTGCACAGGATTCTTTTGGGTCGGCAATCCCGAAGATATCGTGAAGGAGTTCAGGGATGAGTGAGTCAAACTTGATGTATCAGGGTCACAATCTGGAGCAGCTAGCGAAGATGGCTTTAGAGAAGCCATCTGATTTTGGCTGGTGGGGATTCGATGAAATGTTTGTTACTTGGGGATGGGCAGGAATTGATAAGCATAATTCTTCCGATCTACTTCAAGTATCGAACTTTGATGTAATTACCAAAGATATGATGCTTCACTTCCCTGATGATGTTAGAATTGTTGGGGTTAGTCATTGGGCTGTTGGTCACGCTGATCGTTTGACTGTAAGAATTCTCAATAATGAATCTGATGGCATTGTTGAAGATAACATTGCTGAGTCATTCAAGGCAATAGTTCAATGGCTTGCTGCGTTGGAAGATTATCCAGTTGCAGATGAATCTGCTTATTCTGATCTCTGCTACGAAGAAGCAATCGCAGCAATCAGGAATAACATGAATGACATGATCAGACATGAAAATGGTAGCGAAGAAGAAACAGCGGGGATGATTGCTCAAGAAATGATGGACAATGAGCACATCTTTGGCTATCTTGATATGTTTGATCCAGAAGGTGTATATATCGAAGAATCACAAGTAACTCTCGCCGCTTTCAGGCTAAAGCTAATTGATCCTGATTATGCCGATGATTGGGATGAGTTCTGCGATACAATGGGTCTGACTAGGATTGACTGGGAGTTTCCCCAATCCTATTCTCCTGAAATTGAAGGTCAGCTTTCAATTTACGATGCCTTGGGTGACAGCAAATAGAAAAGGACTTTATGAGGTATAAGTTTAGAACTTACAACTACGATCCTACACACGTTTCTTGTAGTGATTTTGCAAAGCTAAGGATTGCAGCAAAAGTTGCTCTTTCCTCAAATCATCACAAATTTCGTTTGGGTGCAGCAGTTGTAAAATCTGGACGAGTGCTTTCGTATTCTCCTAACATTCCGAGAAAGGGGCCTGATACGCCTCCTTTTCGTGAAAGCATTCATGCAGAAGTTGCTGCAATGAAAGGCGTAAAAAAAATTGAGGGTGCAACTATTTATGTTGCACGATTGAATTCAACTAACAAGTTGGCTCTTTCTATGCCCTGTGAATATTGTGTTGAACACATGATTGCTTGTGGTATTGATAGAGTTGTTTTCTCTGTTAGTCAGAATGAGGCTCGTTCGTATTATCTTGATTCCATCGTATGGGAGGAAAATGAAAAAGGATCTTGTGAATCCCAGCAATCCTTTTGATAGGCTTCATGCCATTCTTGAAACAGTAAACATTCCAGAAGATAAGATCAACAATATCCGCTGGCTTGCTCGTAATTTTGACGTTATTGCACCGAATCATCCTAAGGCTGATGAGGTGCATTCTCTTTTTAGACGACTTCTCTTTCTCACAAAGGAATGAAAATGGAAAGCATTAGCATTGAGGATCTGACTGAGATCCTCAAAACTATGGATGTACCTCCGTTTAGGTTCAATGATCTAAACTGGCTTAGTCGAAACCTTGGCATTAGAAATGCGGACCATGCAAACTTTCCAGTTGCTAAGCAAATGATCAAAGATCTTCTTCTCCAAAAGAAAGGCTAACAATGGGGCTTGACAATATTCCTAGGATTCTTCCTTGCAAAAAGGCAGGGACTGCTATTTTTGCTTCTGAGTATCCAGAAACTGATGAGCACAATATTGTTGATTGTGAAGCTACAATCCAATGTGGTGGCTGTCCGTACAAGCAAGCATATGAGAATGACCCATTGGTTATGAATTCAGTTCCTGCTTATGGAATCTTTGGCACACCTTGTTGGTATCGTGGCAAATGGGGTAATTCATTGCTGCATCTTGCTGCTTCGCATGGATATCAATCTCCTGTTGATTTCTATGGTGTAGGGAAAGAATTTTCAGAAGATCAGGGCCTTGATCCTGAATTGTGTTTGGAGTTATCTGGTTGGATGGCAGATCACACAGAGGCTTTTTCAAATATCGTCAACACAAATGATCTAGATCCTAGGTTTTTGCATGACTGGATTTATGCAAGTTGGTGGTTGAAGTTCGTATCTAAGTACGGAGATGGAAGTGCTGTATGGTACTGAATGATGGAAATGAAAATCAATCTGGGTGGTATGTTGTTCATACAACTTTTAAGATTGATGATTCTCAAGAATTAAATGCTGTTACTGATATAATTCAATCAGTTCTTCCTTGGATTGTATCTGATGTATCAGTAACTTTTAAAAGGCTTAGAGGATGGGATGAGACTGATGAATTCCTATAAGGTAACTTGTGAGAAATGCAAAGACACTGGTATGGTCAATTCTAACTTTGAAGGAATTGAATTGATGATTCCATGTTGGCAATGCTTGTCTGAGTACAATCTTGCTTTCTCTGCAAAAGAGTATGAGAATTTTCTTAACGAAGTAATGGGAGAATACAATGCCTAACTGGTGTGAAAATCAACTTGTCATGTCTGGCCCTTTGAAGTCAGTTGAGGCTGTTCTTAGTGGAATGAAAACAATTGACGAGAATGGTAAGGAACAATTGAAGTTGCTTGAGCCTTTCATTCCTCTGCCTGATTCTCTTGAGGATAATGAGTGGTATACATGGTGCAATGAAAATTGGGGCACTAAGTGGGATATTCACTCTCCTTCAATTGTCAAAAGGTTTTTTAGCATTGAAGAGATTGATGGCAATAGAGAGTCAATCGAATTTATTCGTATTGATTTTGATACTGCTTGGAGTCCTCCCGAAGCCGGAATCATTACCATTTCTAAGATGTTTCCTGATGTTGTATTTTTCCTATACTATATCGAATACGGTATGGACTTTCAAGGATTCATTAGAGTAATGAATGGTCAAGTATTGAATGCAGATCATGTCAATACAATCATTCCTGATGCAGATGTGTATATTAACACACATGAATCTTGGGATGATTCATTCCTTACTAATGAAGAAATTGCAAGAGTAGACGATTCTTTTGACCCCCCTACAAACAAAGAAAAGAGTTAAAATGTTTAACGAAGATGACTATAACCATATTCTGAATACTCAGAGTATGGTTCCTGACGGCGTGATCAATGGTAGTCAGTATGCAAATATTTTCAAGTCTTTGAGTAATCGACTAGAGAATATTAATCCTCTTGATTTCTCATCTGGCATCCGATGGATTATGGAGTGTGTCAACGAATGTTATGAGGATGGAGCAACAGAAATGTCTTTGTCTAGGGCATCTGATGTTGTAACTTCTCTTGCATATTTTTGTATGACATTGCACGCTGCAATGATTGAGTTGGGTGTTAGTGAGGAATATTTCAAGCATCAAAATGAGTCGGTTATCCCTGAATTGTTTGCTGAATGCGAAACGATTCCTTGGTATGACTTTTCCGAAAAGATCAACATGATTACAGATATGATGGACAAGAAAGGCGAGTCGGAAACTAATGAGTGAACTTGTCAAAAGTAAGGCTGCTTGTCGTGGTCAAGATACGTCATTGTTTTTCATTGACAATGGGCCGCTGACTTCTAAGCGTGTTAGGATTGGCATTAGCAAAGCTAAATCTATTTGTAAGAGCTGTGATATTCAAGTAGAATGTCTACTTCATGCAGTGAACAATGGTGAAAACTATGGAATCTGGGGAGGGCTAACGCAAAAAGAAAGAGCTAAATTCTTTCCTGAACAAAGTAGCATTACTTACGACGAGGCTTTTGAGGTGATCAAGTGGACAAGAAATACGTAATCAATGTTACTAAGTCAACTGTTTTGAATCTAAAGTCTAAGGAGGAAGCTGAAACAATGGCAGAAGTTCTTGCCAATAGGCAAGTCGAAGATTTTATAGGCAATCTAGTTTACATCACAACAGATATCAAGGAGCTTTCAAATGCAAGCTGAAACAAAACTCAACGAGACAGTTTCCATGCAAGAAGTGCATGAGAACCTAAACGTCAAGTTCAATACCAATCAGAAGCTCACCTCAAAAGTGAAGCCCAACGATTTGGGTGTTGACATGACATATCAGCGTGATTTGGTTGACGCTAAGGTCAATGCGATTGTCAAGAATTACAATCCCAAGGCTCTTGGTGTTGTGATTCTCTCAATCAGAGAGAACGGTGATCTATTCATCATTGATGGAGCACACCGCATTGCTGCAATGAAGAAGATGGGGCTGGGTAACGATGACGTAAACTCAATCGTCTACTTCAACCTTACGCTTGCTCAGGAAGCAGAATTGTTCGTTCTGTTGAACGAGAATCGGACTAAGCCAAAGCGTTCGGCATTGCACAAGGCTGCTGCTCAGGCAGGAGATTCATCTTCGATGGAGATCGAAGATGTATTGGCCAATCTCTCGTTGAAAGTTGGAGATAAGCCGGGTACTGGAATAGTACGTGCCATTGGTATGCTCCATAAAGTAAACGAAAAGATTGGCAAAGTCAATCTAGAAAAAGTCTTGAGAATTTTGCGTGATGCTTTCGGGAATCACTCGTCGGCATTCCAGTCAGAATTCGTCATGGCTATGTCGATGATTGTCGTGAAGTACAAGTCGTTCGATGAGGCGAGAATGGTCAAGACATTGAGTGCGCTTGGCGATCCAACTTACCTCATCAATAAGGCATCAAATGCTTCGATCAAGAAGTCGCCTTTGAACAAGCAAATCACGCTGGCTAGCATGGTGCTTGATTCCTATAACAGTAAGCTTCGTGCGAACCGTCTGGATCAGGGAATCCTGATGGCATTGGATGCATCGAACTACCTGAATGGCTAAGAAAACTACTTTCTCTCAGAAGTATTGGTTTGCCATTGGATATCACCATGCGATGATTGAAATGCAGGACGTTCCTTCAAAAGAATTGTCTGAGTTTTTGCAATCAACATTACAAGTTGACATTATCTCTCTCTACAAAGAGGGTTATGAGAGAGGTCTAAAAGATAAGGCAGAGGGGCTGGAATAACCAGCCCCTCTGCCTTTGGGCGGAGACTATGGAATTAGAAGATCTAACTATTCATCATTATCCTGTAGACGGATTTGAGATCTATGCACTAAAGGATGGTCATTTGGTTAAACATAGGTTTATAGATTTTTCAGTAGATGAGGCCATTAAAATTTTTCTAGAAAAGTATGGTGACTGATATGCCAAAAAAGCCTAAGATTTTTGTATACAATCCCTTAGGTCTTGATAGGTTTGATCCTAAATCAAAAGCTGTCGCTGGACAGTTGGTTGTGAAAGTTGAAATTCCTAATGCTCCTAAGAATGGGACAATGGGGCATTGCTATATTGCAGACGCAGAGTCAAATCAGTTTTTAGGGCTTGTTTGGCTTAAGTCTCTTACCAAAGTTGAAGAGAAAGTTTGATTACAATGGCTAATGATAGAAACATTAGAAATAAGATTTTGATTACAGGCAATCCTGTAGATGGCTTTCGCTATTTTGGTCCTTTCAGCAATGATGAGATTGATTATGCATCTCTAAATATAGGAGAGGCTGATTGGTGGGTAGCATATCTTGAACACGCTAAGGCTGATAATAACACTACTGTTGTTTTAGTAGCTTTTGAGGTAGAAACTAATTCTGAGCAGAATCCTCAAGAGGAACTGGCAGCAGAATTGGGTTATGCTTTTGGCAACGAAAATACAACTGTTACAAGCTGGTGGATTGCGGAAGATAATCGTATTGATGGATCAGACAATGAGTCTGCTATCTTTATTCCAAAGTCTATGACTCAAACAGAGGCCTTGATGAAAGTGATGAACAGCTACAATGTCTGATATTGAATCTCAAATCAACGAAAAGAAAACGTGCAGGGAGCTTATTGAAGAAAAGCTTCTTGATCGTGAAGAGTATATGGATAGCCTCTTCAAGGCTATTGATGCTGATGAGCCATTCAATGGATATGAAGATGCCTCAGATGATCTTTACGATTTCGCCCTTGGTTACAATGTAAGAACCATTGTGGATATTCAATTATCTACCGGAGGCCCCGCTGATTGGTTGGAAGTTCATGTTGACAATGGCGGTAAGTTTCCAGTTATTGAGGGCATGAAATACCATTACTCTGACTGGTTTGATCACGCAGTAGTGACTGTTGATGTAGACAGTCCATTTTATCGTTATGTAGAAACAATCATTGAAAGCATTCTTTACTAAGGAGAAAACAAATGGGTACAATCAATTTTGACAATACAGAAATCATCAATGGTATTATTGATGATCTAACTGATCGTGTAATGGATGAAATCAGCAGCAAGGATCTCATTGATAAGATTGACATGACTGATCTTGCCCATGATGTAATTTACAATATCGACATGGGCGATTTGGCTGATGATGTGTGCGACCATATTGATATGGATGTTCTCGCTAGGGATGTTCTTGATAGGTTTAAGGATGAGATTGATATTTCTTCTCATCTTGAAGACGCAATCATTGACGGAGAGGTGTTTACAAATGAATCTCTAGTAAATCTTGCATCTTCATACAATCCCGGAAACGGATGCGGACTTGGCAATGCTGTAACAAATCTTGTTGAAAAGGGTAGTTTTCACCTTTTTGAGCAGGTTGCCGGTGTCCTTTCTGGCGGTGATGGTAATTTTGTAAACTCAGAAGAGGCTTCTGTATTTATCAATAATCTGAAGACGATTGTTGGAGAGATCGTCAAGGGTCTTGGTGTAAATACTGAAAGCACTGTTCAGCAAGATGAGATTCAAGAAACTACTATCGCTTTGTCTGTAGATGAAGATCAAGTCAATGTAGTCAACAATGATGACTTTTCAATCACTCTAAACTACAACCAGCTCAAGGCTATGATTGGGCATTTCGGTCAGAGGTTTAGTTGGTATTGGGAAGGTCAATCGCCTTCCGATTGGGATGGTTTTTACCATGAGATTATGGCTTACTATCTCAAAGACACTTTCCATTCAGAAAATCTCAACCGAACATTTTTCCTTCAAAAGCCTGAGTAAAAGGAGACAGAATGTCTAACAAGTATATCAAGTTTTCAAATAGGGCAGACAATGTGAATCGTCTTGCTCTTGAGAAGCTTGGATTCTCAACGAAGCGAAACGATCCAAATACCATTGGTCAATTTGGTTCTGGAATTAAGTTTGCCCCAATCTCCGCAGTTAGGCAGGGGTTGCAATGGCATTTTGTTGGCAAAGATGACAATGGCTCGTATCATCTTCAGTATGTCGTTATGAAGGAAAATGACATTGAGTGCATTTTCTACGATTACGGTGATGTTTTGAAGTCGTCCTCTTTTACGATTGATGCTGGTTCTCTATCTTGGGATTCAGCTTTCCAGATCTATCGTGAAGCATTTGCCAATGCTATCGACTCTGCTGAAACATCTGATGATTGGAGTGTTTCCATTGTTGACGAAGAAGATGTTATGTATGAAGATGGCTGGTTCAGCTGCTTTATCTCAGCTTCTCCTGAAATGATGGAAGTTCATAACAACTTTGATCTGTATTTCTCAGTAAACAGGGAGTGTCTTTTCACTTGGGTTCGCGAATGGGACAAGCGTGAATACAAGGTTCTGAAGAAGAAAACTTCTTCTGGCGCTTACGTGTATTCATTTGGTGTTCGTATTTTTCATACAGACGAAGTTAATACTGTTTTTGACTATGATATCAAAAACATTCCTCTCAACGAAGAACGAACAGTCAAGTCTTTGTGGGAACTTGAGACAGAAGTTGCTAGAGTTGTATCAAGAATTAGTGACCCTGATCTACAGGCTCAGTATTTGAACCATTGCATCAACGGTTCTGCTGATAATTATTTTGAGTTTGCAAGAGTTGGCTCAATTACTTGGCAGGCAATGGTTTATGATCCATCTTGGAAATCAACATTTGCCAATAAATTTGGCGAGAATGCTGTGATCTACGATCAGATTGCTGCTGCTAAGGGTATTAGAGAATACATCAAG